ATGCCATTTAAAAACTCCTAATAATTAAGATAAACCTGCACCGCCACGGGTTGAAGAAGACTTGCGGTCTGCAAACAACGGCATGCGCGGATCATTTTGACGCAGAAATGTATTGTCAACCGATTCCATCTGGGATCTAGCTTGCTCGTTATAGTACGTGTCCATAGCTTCTGCGAGGTCTTCTGGTATTTTGCAAAGCATCAAACCACCAACCTCAACATTACCTGTCTTCTCACTAGGAGCCAGCATCAATTCCGGATGATCAACTGCTTTTACCGGAACCCATTTATCGCGCATCTTTCTAGATACGTTTGTTGGATCAGCCTGACCAAGAACATGTGTCGCTATCCAGCGAAACCTGTATCCGGGAATAGGTGTCGGATCCGGCAGTGTGCTCGATGGCCTATACACTGGTCGAGTTGTCTTTTCGCGGGACTCTAGGTCACGATTTTTACGATTTTCAGTCATTTGATTTCTCCAATTTAGCTACTTGAGCAGCATACTGCTGCGGTGTGATTCCAAACTTCTTTGCCAGTGCCATAGCTCTGGGGGTCATTTGAATCTTCTTTGAACCTGATGAACGAGCAGCAGGTGCAACTACCGAGGTAGGTCTCTTAGAGGTCTCATTTGACTTCTGTCGTTCGTTTCCAAATACCTCTGGAAACTTTTCTCTAACGCGAGCATCGATTTGCTCGAAATATTCATCACTCTGCGGGTCGTAGCCCGAGTTCATTAGTTTCTTGTGCAGCCCTAATGCGTAGCTGGATACATCCTCAAAACCATCTGCACTAAACCACTGGTTTTTTGCTTGCCAGCGCAAGGTTTTCTCGTCTAGTTGCGGTTCTGGGGATTCGTATGAACGTGGTTGTACACGATTTTCAGATGTCTGTAAAGGGGTCTGTTTAAAGTTGTTAATAGCATTGATTTTCATCTTTGCTTCCAACAATGACTCCTGTGCAGCCAAGATAGCGTCTGCATCAAATGCTTCTTGAGCGGCTTTATACTGCGCTCTGGCAGAATCAAGCTCTCTTTCGGCAAGAGTTTTGGACTGAGTGATGTATTGCTCACTGCCAGTATTTACATACTTCTTGAGTTGGTTGTTTTCATCAAACAACTGCTGGGCAATACGTTCCAATTCCTGTTTTTCACGGGCAATTGACTCTTTTGCGATGCGTTCATCATGCCGCGCACGAGTTAATTTATTGATGCGCCCCTGAACTTTTTCAGAATAGGATGACAATTCTTCGTCAGATGGGTCAACTCCCTCTTTTTCAGGGATTTTTTGGTCTTTGTCCTCATCCAACTCGTCGTTGACAATCTCTACCTCTACTTCCGGGACTTCAACTTCTTCTTTCTCGTCGGGGAATTTAAAATTAGACATGTGTAATACCTCGTGGATCTTGGACAACGCCTTCAATTTGGTCGTCGTTGATTAAACGCATTTCCTTGCCATACATTTTGAAGCGGGTTCCTGTGTATGTACGTGTCATTACAAAATCTCCTGCCTTGCACCAAGGGCCATTAGGGAATTTTGCAGTGTCTTTGTACGCATCAGGCCCTACCTTGACTACAAAAAGCACGGTAGTGGTTTGCTCCTCTCGACGCATAGCATCAGAAGATTTTACGAGGTTAGTACCATCGATAGTTTCAGATACGTCAGGGACGACGCACAGTAGTTTGTAGCCAACCGGCTCTGGAAGCTGGTTTGCTTTTTCTTCATTTGTCGCAGATTCATCTGGCATTTCTGCCGGTTGAATTGTTTTCGGGAAAGTAACTCCCGGAGGCAAGATAAGATTACTCATCTAGTTCATCAACTTTCTTTAACAGGGCCAGTAAATGAGACTCTGCGAGGGCTAGGCCCTGAATAACCCCGCAAAGTTTTTGATACTCGTCAAATGATTTGCATGCACCACAAGCCAAATCATCGGTGTAGTTGTTCATGTCTTTACGTATTTCTTGGCGCAATACGGATGCGAAGTTTTGAATCATTTTTCGGGTTTCGTTGGTTTATCGGCTGTCCTAGACAGGTCTCTTGTTTCTTTTGCAATTCTTGCGCCGATCTCAATACCGGTGCGTTCTTGGTCAAAAGTCTGTTTTTGCTGGCTTTCTTTGATCTGAGCGCCAATTTTTGTGCCTTGTAGCTGCATATCAGCTTGAATTTTGGCCCGTTTAATCTCGTTCTGATCTGCTGTACCAGCAGCGGTTGCAGCCAATTTCTGGGCTTCAAGATTAAGTTTGGCCTGATCCACTTGGAAGTCCTGATTAACCTTTTGCGATTTAACCTGCAACTCGCCTTGTTTAATCTGAAGCTCTTGCATCTGCATCTGAACCAGAGGATCTTGGGCGTTTTGTTGAGCCTGCTGCTGTGCCGCCTGCGCTTGGTTCTGCTGGAGAACCCGCTGAGAAGCCTGAGCCATCATGGTTGAGAGAGAAAGCTCAATTTGTGGTGGGAGTTTCTCATCTTGCGGAGGCAGAGAAATACCAAGCTGTTGCTCAATCTGCTGGCGATACTTAAATCCGGCATGTTCTGCAATATGAGCCATCATGGCTCCATTAATTTGCGGAGCACGGGGGTTCTGGCCCACTAACTGGGCAATTACCGGGTCTTGAATATAAAACATGTGAACCTGTATATGGGCATCGTGATCTTGATAAAAGAATGCCTTAATAGGCTCTCCTTTTAGGACTGCCATGTTCTCAGTTACAGGATCCATTGGAACCTGATCTTCTGGGAGCTTCACTAGTTTTTCTGCATTCTTAATCCCGAGAACTTCCAGCATCCTGCGGTGCAACTGCGGCATATCGTAGATGTCCGGAGCCATCTGGGCCATCTGGATAACGGCCTGATACTGAACCACACGCTGGCTCATGGTGGCTGCATTAGGATCGCTGACGGGGATAATTTCTACGTAGTCGTAGTCACTCTTCTTGGCGCTCTGATCGCCTTTTTCTGGCTTGTAGTCGTAGTCTGGATCTGTGTAGTCTTTGATGATCTCAGCAAGAAGACCCAACTCTTGTTTAAACGTGTAGTGCAGACGGGCTTGGATAGCCGTCATAACTTTAAGCTGGCGCTCGAGCAGAGCCAATGTGCTTCCAACAGGAGCGTTAGAAGACATGTCACTCTCATTTGAGTCTGCGGTAGATGCGAAGCGGCGACCTTCTTCTACGATAGTGCCGAGAAGACCGGCGAGCACTTGGCTTGGCTCTTTGTACGGAAGAGGCAGGATGTTGTCGCGCAAAGCTCCTGAGCCAATATCCACATCACGGAACTCACCGGGCTGAATCGGGGTATCGTCACCCTTAATCCGTAGGCCACGGGACTTCAATCCACCAGGGAGATTGGACAGAGTACCTGCGTCAATCAACTGCCGCATGATGCTGGTGGCAGACTTAGCGAAGCCTCCAATCAGGTGAAAGAGACCGAACCCATAGGCTCCGAATCCGGGGATGTATTGGTAGTGAACGAAGTGCTGACGCTTTAAACGCAGTTCATCTTCAGTTTTCCAGTTCCTACGGATCGCTAGGACATCGTTTGTCCCCTTGAGCATTGTCAACACATAGGGCAGAGCAACGCCTGTAGGCTCTCCCTCATCATCCAGATCCTCATAGCCCTTGATGTCTAGGTCTGCGTGGACTTCGTAAAGGGTGTAGCGGTCATCGTTTAAATCACTAAAGCCAGTCTCTTTGTCTTTGGCTTGCTTGATCTCGTCTTTATCTTTATCCGGTTCGGATAGGTCGATAAATCTGTAGAAGCCAGCCTGTTGGAGTTTTATGATCTCGTTTTTGGTCTTACGCATGACATGGGTCAGGCGGTAGCAGGTATCTAGATCAGTCGTTCCATAGGGGAGAAGGATGTCTTCTGCCGGGATAAACATCGAGACTTGCCGTCCCAAACTTGGATCGTAATAGACCTTCTTAAAGGCAGATCCCGTAGCAGGAAGACTCCAAAGCATGCGTTCTTGTTCTGGACGGAACTCACGCATCACCTCAGTCAACTCATAGTTCATGTCGTCTTCGACTCGAACTGCAGCCTCTTTCTTCTCAATAGTCTCTTGACCAATGATCTTGGTCCTTACAGGACCCTGTGCAGGAAACATCTCAGTGATTGTTTCTGACTGGAATCTTACAACTGCCTCTGTAATCATGGGGTGGAACACACCAGAAGCACCCTGCCACGGTTCGGTTCTCTCTTCAAAGCCAAGACCCAGAAGCTTTAGTCCGTCTGTGTAAGCTTTTTCCCAGTCCTTACGGCTGCTCTTGTCATTGGAGATGTCTCCTTCAAGATCACCTGCCATTAAAGACATGTCACCTTCATCCATCATCTCAGCCAAGTTCATACCAAAGTCTTCACCTTCGGCTTCTGCAATGGAAATCTCCAATCCGTCCATGCGGATATTGACTTCTTCGGGGTCAACAATCTCAATCTCAATTGCATCTTCAGCTTGAGCTAACTCATCAAGCCCTGCAGGGGCTTGGTATAAACTTTTGTCAATGTTTGCCATGATTTTCCTTAGTAGTATTCGTACTTACGACGAAAGATTGGTGCTTCATCTTCTTCATCTGAAGCTATTTGGATAAAGCCACCTTGTCGAAACCTCATCAATGCTTGGCTGGTGGAGTCAACCAAGTCATCGTTATCCCCATTAGGGAATGCAGCCAATTCTTCCATGACCTCATCTGCCCAGCGTGTCGATGGACACCAGACAACCCCAGATGCGAATAAATCCGCAATGGAGTTTACACGGCTTATCTTGTCGTTGCCTTTGCCGGGTGTGTATTCAGACAAGGGAACGCCAATTTTCCTAAGCTCGTAGATCAAGGGAGCGCCAGCGGCGCGTTTCTCAATGATCAATGTATCCGGTTCCCACTCTTTGTACAACTCTAGAGCAGTCTTTTTAAGCTCTGGAAACTCCATACGCTCCTTGAAAGCGTCAAGGAGGATGATGTTTGTCTTGTAGTTACCATTCTCGTTGGGGTGCTCAAAGATCCCCCAAGTCGTGCAGGCAGAGTAATCTGCGCGGTTGTTCTTCTCAAAGGCGGTATCCCAAGACTGAATGATGTAGTCACAGGCCGGAGGCTTCTCCCCCCCCCAGATCCGCCACTGATCCCGCTTGATGATCGCACCCTCGTTACCGGTCGGATTTTGTTGATACTGGGCCTCCCACTTCGAGACAGGAAGTTCAGCCTTCAGGGACTCCAATTCCTTCTGCGACCAGAATGCAGGCCAAAGGGGAGTTCCTGACGGGAGAATAGCTGGAAACTCTAT